GGGGATCGCCGCCTGAAGCAGCGTGACCGCCTCGGCCACGACGCGGACCTGGCTGTCGGTCAGGTCGATCCGGGTGTTCAGCGACTGCGAGGCCTCGGCGACGTATTCCCGGACCTGCCGGGATGCGAGATGGTCGCGGGCCGCGGCCTCGGCGCCTTCGGCCGCGAGCCGGCGCACGGCCGAGCGCAGGGCGCGGATCGCCTCGGCTGCCACCACCTGCGAGCCATCGCCGCCGGATTCGACATAGGTCCGAAGCGCATCGATGGCGTCGGCATTGAGATCGACCTGCGNCTCGGCATCGGTNACACGGCCTTCCAGCGCCGTCAGCGCCGAGCCTTGCGCGGTGATCGTGCCCTCGGCCGTGGTGACCCGTGCTTCCAGTCCGTCGATGGCCCCGGCCTGCGCCCCCAGGTCGCCCTCGGCACCCGCCAGCCGGGCGTCGATTTGCGTGATGTCCTCGGCCATCGCCTCGTCGGCCGAGATCATCGCCTGCCGCAAGCTGTCCAGCTCGGCCGACGAGGCGCCGGGCGCGGGGCGGCCGAGCGCGATCCAGTCCAGGTCCAGCGTGCCGGTGCCGAATTCCAGTCGGACACGGTCTATGGCCCCGGTCCAGGGCACGGTCACGGTGATCAGGCCGACGTCCTCGGTCCAGGTCGGCTCGGCAATGGCGATCCGCCGCGCGGCGTCCCACGCCTGCCCGGCGGCGGCCCACCACGCATAGCCCGCCCAGGTCACGCTGCCGGCGCGCCGCAGCCGCAGCCGGATCTGGCTGTAACGCGCGCCCGCGAGGTCGAGACCTGCCGGCGAGGTGAGCTGCCCCGAGGTGCGCAGCCAGCCGCCCGTCTGCCAGGCGCCGCCGGTCCATCCCTCGACCGAGGCGTCGAAATGCCAGATATGCGCGGCGTCGAACTGGTTGTCGGTGCCGACCGCCAGCGAGGCGATCGACAGCGCCAGCGCGTTCTCGCCGTCGATGCGGGCCTGGTCGACGCGCTGGACCTCGGCAGTCAGGTTGCCGGACGCGGCCTCCAGCGTCTCGATCCGCTGCACCGCCGCCAGATTATTGCCGACGATGGTCGAAATGCGCTCGTCGTAGCTGGCCCGCAGGTCGCCGATCTGCAGGGCAATGCTGCGGCGGATCTCCTCGCGGGCGAGATGGTCGGCGTTGGCCAGCTCGACCACCTCGGCCACGATGGCGCCGACCCGGTCGCGGGTTTGCCGCCAATGCTCGGCCAGGCCGCGCGTCTCCTCGATCCGCGCCTGCTGCTCGGTGGCCAGCGCATCGGCGACGGCCTGGACCGCATTCGCCTGCACCTGCGCCTGGGCGGCCAGGTCGTCGGCGAGGCCCTGCACGGCCGCGGCGCGGGCCTGCTGCTCGGCCGCGATGGCATCGGCCCGCGCCTGCGCCTCGGCCGCCAGCTCCTGCGCCAGTTGCGCCGCGGCATCGGCCCGCGCCGTGGCCTCGGCCTCGATGGCCTGGGCCAGCGTCAGCAACTCGCCTGCGAGGTCGTCGACGCCGTCGGTGATCCACTGCTCCAGCTTTTCCAGATCGGCCAGGATCGCATCTTCCAGTTCTTCGCGCGAAATCCTGACATCCCCGGTCGTCACCGTGATCCAGTCCGACCATTCAGTCCGCCGCCCGGCGATCAGGCGAGCCCGGACCTGATAGGTGGTCACCGGCAGGATGCCCTCGGCGATGGTCAGCGTGCCGTCGCCCACCGCCTGGGTGGTGCCGATCAGGGGATTTTGGCTTTGCCCGATGATCCTGACCTGCCAGCGCAAACCGTCGGCCAGGATATCCGTGGCCCAGAACAGCCGGATCGCAACCCGCCGCCCGATGCCGTCGGCATCCATCAGGATCACCGCCTCCGCATCGAATCCCGACACCGGCTCCGGCGCCGCAGGCGTGCTGCCGGGCGTGGTCGGGGTCGAGGGCAGCTCGAATCCGGGAACCCAGCTGTAATCGGCCGGATCGCGCTCGCGGATCGACAGCTGCCTGATGCCGGTGCGGGGATCCTCGGCGATCTCGTGGACCGAGAAATCCTTGCCATCGTAGCCGTTGCGGATCGAGCTCCAGTCCACCGTGTCGATCAGCTCGACATGGGCCGCGTCGGGCGGCAGGCAGATCACGTGCCGCCGGAAGCGCCGCGCGTCCTCGAGCCAGGCGCGGGTCAGCCGCTGCACCTGCCGCTTGTAGGGCACGGCCGGCAGGGCCAGGTTGGACATGCGCCGGCCGAAGGCATCGGCGGCCTCGAAGGCGGCATTGGTGCGGCGCGGCGCTTCCTTGGTCTCGTAGAGCGCTTCCGGATCCGGATAGCGGGCGGTGACGGCGTTATAGGTCTCCTCGATCGAAGGGAACGGATCGAGCTCCTGCGGCCGGCTGACGATGATGTCGTCGTCGGTAAAGGAATAGACCGGCAGCGCCGGGGCGCCGACCACGATGCCCCAGCCATAGCCGAGATCCGCAACGGTGGCTGAACAGGCCTTGAAGATCTCTTCAAGGGCTGCGGCCGGCGGCTGGTCCAGCGCCACTTCGAGCCCGGCGCGATAGGTCGGCTCGCTGCCGCCGCCGGAAATCGCGACCGGCACATCGCAGCGATTCATCGCCGCCGACCAGACCGACCAGGGCAACTCGGAGAGATCGGTGATATTGCCGCCCCAGACCTCGCCGCCCGGCAGCGGGATGCCGCGCATCGCGTTCCAGGCGATCACAGCAGGGTTCTCGGTCGGCTCCCAGGTCGATTGATCGCCCAGGCGCTGCGGACCGTCTCCGCCGGCGGTGCTGTCCTTGCGGCGGTCGTAAAGTGGGATGCCGGACAGCTCGAAGCGGTAGCGTGGAACCGAACTCAGCCGCTCCTGGTCGAACTTGAAGGTGATGATGGCATAGCAGAGCCCGGCGCCCACCATGTCGGCGGTCCACGGCCGGTCGGGATGCGAGCCGTAGCGGTCCACCAGCATTGGATCGGCGGCGGTCTGGGTGCCGTCGTAATATTTGACCCAGACGAGGCCTTCGTAATCGCCGCTGGAGACCACCTCGCCGAAGTCGGTTTCGCCATGGGCTAGTACCCGATCGAGGATGGGTTTCCAGAACCCGGTCCTGGGGATATCGACCTGGCCGCCGAGCTCGACCCAATCATCGCCCAGCATGAAACGCTTCAAATGGGCGCCCGGTGCGCTGCACAGCTCGACAACATGGGTCAGGTAGCGGTTCGACGAGCCGTGGCTGTAAGGCGGACAGATCGCCTGTCCGCCCGTGGCGTATTTGCCCAGGGCGATGGTCTCGGGCTGATGCTCGCCCCGCACCGTGGCGGAGATGGTGATGCCGCCGCCCTGTGCCGGATCGGGGGCCAGCGCCTGGGTCAGCGCCGAGATCGCGACCGTGGTCAGCAGCTTCGCGGCGATCCCGCCCAGGATAGTGCCACCGAACGCGGCGCCTGCGACCCAGCCGCTGAAGGCCGCGCCGCCGGCAGCAAAAGCCGCCCCGGCGCCGAAGCCGAACATCCCGCCAACAAAGCCGGCAACGACAGGCATGTCAGCCCACCTTGAAAACGCGTGTGGCCGGCGTGAGCTCGGCGAAGGAAAGCCGGCCGGTTTCGGTCAGCACATAGATGGCGGCGCCCTGGTTGAGACCCACGGCCAACTCGCCGGCCGTCTCGACCAGGGCGATGTCGCCCTCGCGCGCGGCCGAGGCGTGGATCTCCGGCAACAGGGCCACGATCAGCGCAACATGGTCGGCATGGCCGGATTTGCGCAGCACCCGGCGTCCGCCGGCCATGGTGGTGTAGCGGCCGCGCCAGGGCGCCGCGATGTCCACGCCGGTCTGGGCCTCGATGGCGCCGGCGCCGAACAGGCAGCAATCATGCCGGCCGGGCTCGATCGGTCGGCCGTTGACGGCGCGCAGCCAGGCGTGCAGCCGCGGCTGCCAGTCGGGCAATCTGGTCAGCGGCCCCATTTGACCTCCACCGTATCGGCCAGCGAGGCGTATTTGCGAAAGCCGTCCTGCGGCGCGCGGGCGCGGAGGGACGCGTCCGAGCGGTAGCGCGAGACCGGCTTGGTCAGCGCCCGGCCGGCGGTGGCCACTTCGAAGGTGATGGATCCGCTCTTGCCCTTCTCCGGGGTCGGCAGCTTCAGCTTGTCGAGATAGCCGCGCAGGATCATGTGCGGCTCGTCGATCAACTGCTCGGTCAGCGGATCGAACAGCGCGCGATGCACCTCGACGGGAGCGTGGCGGGGATCGTAGCCCCGCACCGCCATCATCACCTCCGGCGCCACCTGGCTGAAACTGATCCGCTGGCTGCGGACCTTCAGCCCGGTCTGCCGGCGCAGCGGATCCATGGCCAGCAGGGCGCCGGCACCGTAATAGGTGCGGGTCTGGCCCCGGATGACAAAGTCCTGATGGTCGGCGCCGGTCCAGAATCCGATGGTTTCGACGGCGCCGCTGGAGCGGTTACGGGCCTGGAGCCAGACCAGGACATGGCCCATGAAGGCCGAGCGGCTGGCGAAATAAGCGGCAGTGGCGGTGGAATAGCTGCGCATCAGATCACCTCAGGGTCTGGATGAAATCGAAGCTGACACCCGCCGTCAGCGTGCCCTTGCGCCGGCCGGGCTGATAGGAGCCGGGCACGATGATCGCCTTGCAGGCGGCGCGCAGCAGGGTGACCGGCGCGGCCAAGTTGTAGCCCGGCCGGATGTTCGGGGTGACTTCCGTGGTCCAGGCCACGCCGCCGGCTCCTGCGGTGGCGGTGTTCACGGCCCGGTGCAGGGCGTAACGGATGGGGTTTTCGCCATAGCTGAAGGCGATGTAGTCGAAGGGCTGGATCTTGTATCCCTGCGGCAAGCCGCCGATGCGGATCTCGCGGCGATTGGCCAGCACGGCGCTGAGCACCGGGGTCGACGCCCCGAGGATGGCGCCGGTGCGATCGTGGCGCGGCCCAGGAGCGCGAACATCATGGACCATGAAGCTGGCGCCGCGCTGCCGGGCCACCGCGATCAGCGGCAGCACGTCGAAGGCTTCGTCCGGGGTCATGTCGCCCAGGGTGATCCGGCCATGCCAAAGCTGGACGCCGTGATCGGCCGTCAGGATTTCCCCGCCGCCGGTCTCGGAATATTCCATCGCCTCCGTCGGCTCGAAGGTGATGTCGGCGATCGGCAGCCGCGCCATGAACTGTTCGGTGGTGAGCGGAAACGCAAAGGCCATCAGCTGCCCCAGGGATCGTTGACGACATGCTTGACCCGGCTCGGCAGCACCTCTCGGTCGTAGATGTCGAGACCCTGCGAGACGCCGGCCGCGACGGCCTGTTGGACCATGGTCTCGATCTCGCGGTCGCCGCGCGCGCCGGTGAGATCGACGCTGACCTGCAGCCGGTCCGGCGACCGGCCGCTGGGACCGGCCGGCATATTGGCGGCCTGCTGCACCGCCGGGCCGGGGCCGACATGGCCGCCCGAGCGGAAACCGCGCATGACGCCGCGGCGGATGCCTTCGAGGTTCTGGACCCCGATGCGCCTGGTCGCGACCGCGTCGAACACGAACTCGCCCTCATGGACCACGCCGGCGGCGCGGTCGGGGTCGGATCCGCCGGTGAAGCCGCCCTCCCTGAACAGCGGCACGCCCGCGGCCAGCTGCGAGCCTGCGCCGAGCAGGGTGGTCAGGATGCCGCCGGTCTTGCCACCGACCATGCCGGCGACATTGGCGAGCACGCCGCCCAGGACGCCGCCGAACTGGCCCATGCCCTGGCTGGCAACCGCGGCGCCCTGGCCGGCCCGCTCGAGCCCGGCCGCGGCCCTGGTGCCGCCCTGGTCGACCTGGGCGCCGGCGGCGATGACGGAATTGCCGAACTGGACTGCCGCCTGCTCGGCCGCGGCCAGGCGCTTCGACCAGCTGCCGGCCATGGCCTCGTCCGAGGGCCGCTCGAAGCCGCGCATCCAGGCATCGGTGGCCGCGCCGACGGTCGGTGCGGATTTCAGGCGCTCCAGCGCCGCGCGTTCGGTGGTCAGCAGCTCCTGCCAGACATATTCGAGCTGCGCCTGGACGTTCTCGAGGCCACCCATGCCGCCGACGGCATTCAGCAGCCCCCGACCGCGAGAACCATGATGCTGGAACAGGCCGAAGGACGTACCGTTGTCGCCCACCGCCAGCGGGTCGAAGCTGCTTTCACCAGCCGCATTGCCCATGATGCCGGCGATCTGATGCGGCGCGAGGCCCTTGGCAGCGAAGAAGCTCCAGATCTGCGCCTGGACGTCGGCCGAGCCCGGCAGCCCGGCCGCGAAGCTCATGGGCGCGGCGTTGGCATTGGCAGCGCCCAGAGCCGGAACTCCTGACAGGTTGCCCTGCAGGATGACATTGGTGGCGGTGACCGTCAGGGCCTGCAGCGGCAGGACCGAGTCCCGCGCCAGCTTGCCCTCATCCACGGGCGCGGCGCCGGTGAGACGGCCCCAGATCCCGGCCCAGCCGCCGACATCCTCCCAGGTGCCGAGATTGCTGCCCAGCAGCATGTTCTTCAGCGGATTGCGGATCGAGAGGTCGAAGAAGCCTTTCTCGATCTCGCCTAGCATCTCGGCCATGGCGCCCTGGACGTCGCCGCCGCGCAGCTTGTCGAGCACGCCATCGATGGCGGCCTCGCCGGCCGACTGCACGCGCTTCCAGGCATCGGCCTGCGCCTCGATCATCTGACCCAGCTCGGCTTGTGCCAGAGCCCGGCGTCGGGCCTGATCTGCCAGTTCGCCGTCGAGGCCGAGGCGCTGGATCTCCTGTTCGGCCTGGGCCAGCGCCAGCACCCGCGCCCGGACCTCGGCGGTCTGGCCGACCAGCGCCAGCTCCAGGCGCAACTTCGCCAGCTGCTCTTCCTGGCCGCGCAGGTATTCGCCTTGCGCGACCTGCAACTCGCGCAAGGCCCGCGCGCGGGCCAGCGTGGCATGGCCGGCGGCGATCTCGGCTGTGGCGCCGTCGGCGATCTGCCGGGCGTATTCGCGCTGTGCCTCCAACTCCGCACGGGCGTAAGGATCGCGGGTCGTGGTCAGGGCGGTGTCGTAGAGTTCCGCCACCTGCGCGTCTTGCAAATCCTTCAGGGCACGGGCACGGGTCTGCGCGATCTCGGCCTCGGCGCGGGCAATGGCCTTGGTCCGGGCTTCGGCCGCCTCCAGCGGATCGAGGTTGCGCTTGCGGATCTCGACCTCGGCCTCGGCCAGCGCGTTGATCCGGGCCTGTTCCGCAGCGGTCGAGCCGATCAGCGCCGTCTCACGCTGGATTGCCGCGATCCGGTCGTCCTGGTCGCGGAACCACTCCCGACGGGCCGCCATGGCGGCGAGCTCGCGCTGGTGCTGCAGGTCAGACAGCGCACCCATGGCGCGCTGCCAATCCGCGTCCTTGCGGGTCAGCCCCAGCTTTTCCAGCTTCAGCGCCAGCGTCTCGCGCTCCTGGCGGGCTTCGACAGCGCGAGCTTGGGCGCTGTCCTGGCCGAATTTCAGGATGGTCTGCTGCAGTTCGCTCTGCTGGCCGTACCCCCTGACAGTCTCTTCAATCTGGCGAGCGATCCGCTCCTGGCGCGCAGTCTCTGCCGCCTGGATGCCGAGGAGGATGTCGGCCTGCTGCTTCAGCAGGTCGATCAGGCCCTGTTCCTTGTCAGACACCCCGTCCTTCAGGGTCGCCAGCTCCTGGACCTGTTCAAGCAGCACCTGCATGGCCGCGGTCTGCGCCTCTGCACCCTTCGCGGTTTCGAACCCCTTCAACGCGTCGCCGAACGCGGCGATCCTGTCCGAATTGGCGGATTCGGCGGCATAGCCGGAGCCCAGGCCGAAGAACCTGGTGAAATTCCGGCCATCGCGACCAATGAACATGTCGGCCTGGGTCATGCCGACCTGTTTGCGCGCCTCGGAGACGGTGTCGGAAAGCTTCTTGTCGAGGGAAAGTCGCGAGAGATTCGAGAGGATCAGGTAGAGGCCTTGCGCCGCATCGGCCCCGGCGCCGAATTTCTCGGCCAACTCGTCGGCGCTGGCGGCACTGATGGCGGCGGTGTCCCGGTAGCGCTCAAACGCTGTGGTGAGCGCATCCATCCGCTCTTCGAGCGTCTTTGCCGAAGGAATGATCCGCATCAGGCCCTGGATGGCAAGTGCACCGAACGCAACCATGCCGATAGTGGCGAGGCTCATAGGGTTCAGGATCGCCAGGAAACCCTGTGCGATTCCGGCGAGGGCCTGTTTGCCCCCGCCCAGGCTCTGCATCGCCTGGACGAATTGAGGGCCCTGCTGAAAGGCGATCATGGCAGGGTTCATGCCCATCGCAGCCGTGGTGATGACATCGAAGCCCTGCGCAGCTACGTTTGCTGTGTGATGGGGGGCTATGCCGCCCGCCACCCCCACGCCGCCCGCCGCCGGCGCGATGAACGCCACCGCCCGCTCACGCGCCGCTGCCGCCTCGCGCGCCGAGATCGCGCCCAGGCGCTCGGCCTCGGCAATGCGCTCCAGCTGCTGCTCATACTGGCGCGAGGCCGCAAACAGCGGGTTGAAGCTGGCGCGCACGTCATCCATGGCCGCGCGCCATTGGGCCGTCGCCTGGGCCGTCTCCATGAGCTCATGCGCCTGCTGGCCGACGGTGATATTGAGGCCGGCGACGGTGTCGCGCAGCGAGGAGGCAGCGGTTTCCGAGGCCCGCCAGAAGGCCACGACGGGCGCGGCCGACTGCTGGGGGTTGGCGAGCGGCGCGATCAGCTGCTGGGAGCGCGTGGCCTGCGCGTTGCGCTCGGCCGCGACCAGGTCGGTCTGGGCCCGAGCCGCCTTGGCCGCGGCTGCAGCCAGACCCTCCAGCTCGGCCGCTTCCTTGGCGGTGGCGGCGCCGGTCTTTGCCGCCTCTTCCTTTACCTTCTGCAAGCTGCCGGTGATATCGGTGAGCCCGGCCTTGGCGTTGGCCGTATCGGCCCGCAGGACCATGGCGATGTTGAGCTGTGCCGGCGCTGTCATCCGTCTTTCTCCCCGAACACCTTGAGGGCCGCGCCCTCCATCACCGTCAGATCCGCGAACACCGCGTCGGGATCGGCAAACCGCATGCGGCGCAGCACCACGTCCACCGCGCCGTAATCGAGGCCGAGATAGACGATTCCGCCCATCCCGGCCGCGATGCGCCACTGCGTCTGGCAGGCGAGCCAGGCGTCCAAGGCATCCCCGTTCGGCGGCAGCACCTCGAAGACCTCGGTCGCCGGCGGCGCGGCAGGCCGGTCCACGATCACGCCCATGCGGGCGAATTGCGCCTCGACGTCGTCATCCATGGTCACCGGCTGCCGATCGTCCGTCCGCCCCTGCCACGCGAGCGCCCAGGCCCGCGCGGCAGCTTTCAGTTTCCCAGGCGGGCTTCCTCGCCGGAGAGCGACTCCTTCAGCGCCGTCTGGATCCCGTCGCGGAACCAGCTGTGGCGGAGTGCCTGGCGAAGCTTGTCCTCGCTGAACGGCACGATCTCTCCGCCATCTCCGATGACATCGTCCCAATTCTTGACCACGCGAAGCGCGTTCTGGATCTCGTGATCGACCAGATCGCGCATGGTCTTCAGGCCGGCCGCCCGCTCGCTCTCGGCCAGCTGTTCCTCGCGGTCCAGCGGTTCGAACAGCGCCTTGAAGGTCTGTTCGACGATCTTGCCGGGGCTCTCGGGATCCGGGACGCGGACCTTGACCGGCCACCAGTAACGATAGGTTTCAGCGAGCTTGAACTGCATTTTCAGACCTCGGAAAAATCGACATAGAAGGTGCGGCCGGGCAGGAAATGCGCGGCCATGTCAGGGTCGGCCGTTGCCAGGCCGATGGTGCCGCCGCCGCTGGTGCCGCTCTCGGCGTCCTGCAAGCGGCCGTTCACCGCGGCGACCAGGGTGATGAACTGCATGCCGTCCTCATGCTTGCGCTCGAGCACCCGGAACTTGGTGCGGATGGTGTTGGCCATGACGCTTACCGTGCAACGATGGCCAGTTCGTCCCGGCCGGAGACCGGGCAGAAGCTGAGCGGCAGGCTGTAGTTGAGGATCCCGTCGGTCTGGCCCTGGGTGATCTTGCCGATCTCCAGCGCCGGCCCGGTGATCTCGATGATGTTGCCCGGCGCCGTGCCATGGCCGAGGAACAACTCGCCGCGCGTCCTGGCCTGCGCGCGCTGGAACCAGTTGATCGTGGCAAGCGAGGTGGCCTCGACCACGGCCTGGCCGGTGGTGCGGCGGTCGGAGATGATCACGCTCTCGCTGCCGATCAGAAAGCGCGGCGTGACGGTGTTGCCCAGGTCGATCGACAGGCTCTCGGCGATCGAGGGCCAGCCGTGCAGTTCCATCGTGGTGTTGGCCGAAGATGCTTCGACCGGGGTCTGCCAGCCCGCCTGGGTCACCGCCGTCAGCGCCTGGTCGGTGATCGTGCCCAGCAGGCCGGTCAGCGTGAACCGGATGCTGGGGATCGCCTTGGGGGCGACGTTGATCGAGAGATTGCCGCGACAGCCCAGCATGATGTGGCGCACGCCGTCGACCTCGAAATAGATCGTGCCGCTGGAGACGGCGGTCTCGACGATGTTGTAGGTGGCGCTGGTATCGGCCTGCAGCGTCTCGGCAAAGCCGCAGATGCGGACCAGCGAGCCCCATTTCGGGGCGGTGCCGGGGTCGCCGGAGCCGGCCAGTTCGACATCGAATTCGAGCCGGGCATGCTTGCCGGTCAGGATGACGCCCTGGTTGCCCATGTAGGGCAGCAGCAGGTCGCGGCTGACCTCCTCGCCCTCGATGGGCGTGAACTGGACGGACTTGCCGATGATGGCATCGGCCGCGGCCGGGGCGGGCGTCGGGGCGTTGCCGTAGGCGGTCTCGATCTTGTGCAAAATCGCAAGTTTGCGGAAAATGCGGGGCATCACTTGCCTCCTTTGCGCTTGGGTTCAGGGGTGGGCGTCTCGGCTTCGGGCTCGGGCTCGGGCGGCGGCGTGTCGGGCAGGCGGATCAGCGCGCCGTTGGGCGCGCGGAGGTAGCGGCCTCCCTCGCTGGGCAGGTCGGTCATGATCAGGCTCCTGTCAGGAAACGGGCGGTTTGCCATGTCTGGACGTAGATGCTGACACCCTTTGTCACAGGGCTGCTTTCGCCGCTGACCAGCTGGCAAGGCGAAATGGCCGAGGGCGGCTCCCAGCCGGCCAGAGCGGACTCGAGGCCGCGCAGGTAGGTGTCGAACTGCAGGGCGCGGGCCTCGCCGAGGAAGTCGCCGTAATGCCGGATCACCACGCCGGCCAGGAACTGGATGGCGACGCGCTGCCGGAAGCCTCCGGTGGTCAGGGGGTTTTCCGAGGCGAGTTCACGGAACGGCGCAATGACCAGGGAGCCGTTGTCGAGCTGACCGGCCAGATCGGCCACCGCGTCGATATCCTCGGCGACCTCGATCTGGCTCCAAAGCGGCACCGTCAGGGTGGATTTGAGATGGGCGTGGATCTCGGCGAGCATCAGGACCAGCCCCGCAGCTTCGAGGGGGTGAAGACGGTGGGCGGATGCGCTGCCATGACGGTGCCGGTCATTTCTGCCGGGGGCGTCTCGCCGGGGGAGACCGGCAAGGCGATCAACCCGCGCGCCACGTCCTTCAGGGCCGCGATGGCCTCCTTGTAATCGGCCTCGACCCATTCCGGGGCGCCGTTGCGATGCAGGACATAGCGCGCGATCGAAACCGACCAGGTGCGCACGAGATCCGGGACCGAGGGCAGCGGCAGCGCGTATTTGGCCGCGACATAGCCGTTGACCAGGTTCTCGGCATCGGTCAGCGCCGCTTCGATCACCTCGGGGTCGGGGGTGCCGTCGCGGTCGCGGTCGGCGATCTGGCGGATCTCCGTCTCGCCGGCGCGCTCGATCAGGTCTTCCAGGGTGGCGTAAGGCATGGCTTACCCCAGCATCACGACGGTCGGACGGCCGAGGTAGCCCTTGCAGCGCATGCCCGAACCGCGGCGGTCGTTCAGCGCCGTGGCAGACATGTCGCGGTCCTGGCGGGCAGGCTGCGGCAGGACACAGGCCAAGCGGTGCAGCCAGAACCTGACAGCCCAGCGGAGATCCGCGAGAAACACGGCGAAAAAGGTGCGGAAGCTGATCATGGCGTCAGTCCTTCAGCGCCTGAAGCTTTTCGTTGAGCTTTTTCAGCGGTGCTGCCGCGAAAGCATGGGCGATGCACATCATGCCCTTCTCGAAATCGGTGGTGCCGATCGCCAGCCAGCGTTGATCGACGCTGGAGCGGGCACGCATGCGAGCGACGAAATCGAGAACGCTTTTCTTCAGCTGCTCGAGTTCCTGGGCCAGAGGATCGAGTTCCTCGATCGCGATCGGGTTTTCCGGCAGATTTTCATGATCGGTCATTTTAGTGTCCTGCTGGCTGGATGGTTGACCAGGGCGACGATCCGCCCTGGTCGGGGCGCCGCGTCCGGCGCGGCAGGGCTGGGGAGGAGGATCAGCCCTGGTCAGCCGCCCCGGCACCCTTCTTGCGGGTGTTTTTCGGAGCGGTGGCGGGTTCCTCGGACCGGGCCGCCTCTTGCCCGGCATCAGAGGCTTCCCCGCCCTCGGTATTCCTGGCCTTGAGCGCCTCGATCTCGGCAAACAGGGCGCCGTTCCTGCCCTCGGAAACCGCAAGTTCGGCCTCCAGCTCGAGGATCCGCGCCGCCTGCCGGTTCACCTCGGCATCGGCATCGTTGGCGCGGGCACGATAGGCATCGCGGTCAGCGATCAGCTCGGCTGTGGCGGTCTCGACCGCAGCCTGCACGGCCGCATCGGCCAGGGTCTTGGCCATGGCATGGACCGCCTCGTCAAAGCCGGGCATGCCCGGCGCGAGATCGGACACGGCCTGGGCCTCGCCCTCGGCGATCACCCCCGCCGCGACCAGTTCGCGGGCCATGTCGGTCGTGACGGCAACGTCCTCGCCCGGCTTCCGCCACCGGCCATCGATCTTCGCGGGGCCGGTCAGCCGGACGGAAATGCGATCTTCCATCCCGCCCTCCTACCGCTGTCCGGCGTTCTGGAAGAGGAAGCCGCCCTCGGCGCCCGTCAGGATCACGCGCCGCTCGGCCGTGGTCGGGTAGATCCACGAGCTGCTCGGCTCCCAGAAATACGGCTTGTTGACCTGCGGATAGCCGCGCAGCTCATAGGTGTAGCCGTAGGAGGGCACCTGGAAGTTGTCGCCCGTGCTGGGGACGAAGGACAGGATCGCGTCATCACCCCAGACATCGTCGGCCGGCGTGTCATCGGTGGCGGTTTCGGGCAGCCAGACGGCGCGACCGACAATCACGCGTTCGACCTCGAAGAAGCTGGCCAGCATCGCCGTGGAGATCGAATCCCGGCCGGTATACTTGAACTGCTCCTTGATCTTCGGATGTCGCTTCAGCGCCTTGCCGGCCGAAGGGCCAAGCGTCAGGGTGTTTGGGTCGCGGCCGATCATGCGGCGCACGACGTCCTTGGCCTCGTCGATATCGGCCTCTGGATCGCTGCTCGGATCGGACCAGCGATCGGACCCCGTCAGCGCCACCCGGTTCGAGGCACTGTAATTGCCGGGCGTCCGCGCGATCTGCGCCGCCTCGAGCTCGTGGCCGAGGTCGATGACGTCCATGACCGTGTTGACCGCGCCCTGGCCCAGATCGATGCCGGGAATCGAGGCTGCCTCTTCCTGGTGTTCGATCGGCACCACGCCTTCCAGCGCATCCTGCACCAGCGACACCGGATCCGAAGCATAGCCGTATTGGATGCGCATCTTGTCGGCGCCCGGCGCGCGGCGGGTATTCACCTTGCGAAACGATTCCTTGCCGAACCGGATGACCTTCATCGAGCGGTTCGGGATGGTGACGCGCGGGAACAGCAGGTGCGAGATGAACTCGGCGTTGCGATAGCCCCGGGCATGGGTCGACAGGATCGGGTCGATGACGGCGGCGGTGCGGGTATTCAGGGGGGGAGCCATGCAGGGCCTCCTTAGCGGATGAGGATGTCGACGAACTCGCCGTCGGCGGCGGCCGTCAGTGCGGTGGCGAAGATGTTGACGGAATCACCGTCGGCGGCCTGGACGCCGCCGGCAGCGGCCGAAACCAGCTTGGCGCCGGCGGTGATGATGCCGACCGCCCGCACCCGAGCGATGCCGAAGGCCATCACGGGGGCATAGTCGCCCACCATGGTGTTGGGGCTCTTGGCCACGCCCAGGACGGGCGCGTCGTCGGTGGTGACCTTGGCCCCGGTGAAACCGATCAGATCCAGCGCGTCGAAGAGCCCGGTGGTCAGAACGCTGGTGGTCAAAAGGTCGTGGAAGTACTGCATCGCGGCCTCCTCAGGACACGGCACGCACGGCGTCGAGATAGGCCGTGCCGGGGTGGGCGCGCTGGTAGTCCAGCGCCTTTTGGTGGACGGCGAGCCCTTCGGGATCGACATCCTTGCCGTCGGCCGCGAAGGCAGCCGGCTTGCCCTGGCCGGGGCCGTCCTCCAGGTCCGCTTCGCCAAAGCTGACGACTTTCGGCTGCGCCGACAGGATCTCCTTCAGCGCCGCAGCGGGCGTGAGCTTGTCTGCGCCCGCTGCAAAGGTGACAGCGGCATGGCCGGGCAGCACGTCGAGCAGAGCGACCACCTTGTCCTTCGAGGCCGGCAACAGCTTGCCGTCCTGGACCAGGCCCTCGGCGAAAGACACGTTGTCTGTGTGGTTGAGCGCGGCTTCGCGCTCGGCCAGGCGCTTTTCACGCTCGGCCACTTCGGCCTCGCGTTCAGCGAAGGCCGGGTCGGGCTGTTTGGGCACAGCGGGCTCCTTCTCAGGGGGGATGGGAGTGGGATCGGCCGGAGCAGCGAAACCGGCTGTCTCGATGTCGTCGTTCGGGAACTGGTCCAGCCATTCGATCTGCCAGGACGGCAGCGCCAGGTCGGCTTCCTCGCGGCCGAACTTCTCGATCAGGAGGTCGCGCAACTTGCGAAACAAGGACGCGGTCTCTGCAGCCGAACCGAAGGCCACCTCGAAAGCCGCACCCTCGCCGCCGGCAAAGCTGGCATTCTTCAAGCCAGGGACGCCCGGCGCCGCGGCGCCGAGGAAACCAAGATGCTTCGGATACCAGGTTCCCGGCACCGGGTTGTGGCCCTGCGTCGGCGAAAAATAGGCCATGGAGACCTTCTTGAACCGGCCGGCCTTGACCAGCTCGGCGAAGGACGGCTCGATCTCGTGCAGGTTGGCGAAGAGCCTTTCCTGGTCGGCGTCGTAGTCGAACGACTCGACCCAGCCATAGGCAGGGGCATCGGTGTCGGGATGGCCGACCACGATCGGCGCCGGGGCGACGGCCGGATCATAGGCATCGGCGACGGCGCGCAGGTCGGCGGCCGAATAGGTGATCGGCTCGCCCTCCATCGGCTTGAAGGTGCCGGGGCGGAAAACCTCGATGCGGGCGGTCAGCGGCTTTTCGGTGGCGGTGGTCATGGGGCATCCGGGTTGATCGTCCCGGATGGTCTAGCCGCTGCCAGGGTGCGTTTAGACCGGACCAAGGTCCGGTCGGCACGATGGGCGTCCCTCGCGCGCATCATGGGGTGGATCGGGGTACCGATCAACGGTCTTGTCACCTGCGAGGGACCGGCCGGGGCGGAATGTGGCCGCAGAGCGATCCTGACAGGGGGTTAACAGGCCGAGCGCCTCTCGCGCGGGGCGTTGCGCCCGGAAGCGGCCCACGCGCCTCTACGGGCCGTTTTCCGAAGGGATGGTTTCAGAGCCCGAGCCAGCGGCGTGCGAGGTCGAAAATCTCGGCCTCGTCGGCCGGCGAGATGCCGAGGAAGGGCCGCGCCGGGATATTGATCGCGTGAGCGCCGATCGTCACGTCGGTGACCACGTTGGCCTTGGACTTCTTGACGAAGCGTCGGCCGATCTTCCCGTCCTTGCCTTTGCTGCGGAAGATCTTGCCCGCCCGTTCCTGCTTTTCGATCTCGCCGCCCAGCTGGTGGACGGCGGCGTATTCGACAGGCGAGCCGATCCGCACCTCGTCGTCGGTGGCCTGGTAATTGATGGATCCCGCCAGCAGACCACGCTCGCGCAGGATGGCGATCTTCGAGCGGCTGCGCCTGCTGCGCGCCTTGATGGTCGCGGGCTTCAGCGGCGCCCAGGGCGTGCCGTCGGGTGCCGACTGCTGCTGGAAGTTCCGGCCGGTCGAGAAAACCAGCTGCTCGCCCACGGCGGCGAAGAACGGCCGGCGCTGATCCATGAGCTTCACCAGCTGGTGCAGCCGGTTCTGCGCCTCGGTCGCGTCCAGCTCGGCCCTGAAACTGATGCCTGTCATTGAAAACCCCCTTTTTGGCGCTATATTTCTGATGCGGGCGAGCCAGACAGGTGATGTGTCCAGGTAGCTCTCCGCGACGACGGCCGGATCACCCCGGCCGTCATTTTCGTTTCCAGAGCAGCTTTCCGCCGCGCCGTCCCTGGATACCCTTGGCGTCCGGGTTGCCCTTGCGGTCCTGCGGCAGGTAGATCGTGACAGGCTCCCACCAGCGCCGTCCGATCTGCATCACGACCAGGACGCCCTTGTCGGGGTCGACCCGCACATAGCGCCGATCGACCAGAAGCTCCTCGAGGTCGTCGCGCACCAGATCCTGTTTCGCCGCGACGCCCAGCCAGATCTCGTCGGGATCAAGCAGCGCCTCGGCCATCAGCGGCGTGTAGATCTCGCGCCCACGCTTGCCGATTTTCCAGGCGCCCGACCGATCCCGGAAGAACTGGCCGGATATCGGCAGCCGCGCGCCGGCCTGGTCCTGCCACAGCACGGCGCGGCCGATATCGGCGCCGAAAGGCTGCAGGAAGGCCCGGACGTAATCCTCGGGCGCCAGGCCCGCGGCCAGGGGCTGGGCCGCGAAGGGCCGCGCCTGGGCAAGCAGATCGGCCAAGGGCGACGGCTGGTCGATCACGACGGCATGCCGGCCGGCATGGATCTGCCCGCCACCCTCGTCGATGATCTGCGACGGCACCAGCCCCTGCTCCCAGAGCTTGCCGGGCTGGTAGTCCCAGCCATAGCCGACGCCCTCGGGCAGTTCGACCGTGACGCCGGTGGCCTCGTGTGTATAGGTCTGGCGGACGATCTCCGGCGCGGTGTCGGGGCCGCTCTTGCCCATCGCGCGCAATTGCCCCTCGCTGAGCGAGCGGACACCGCAGCTGCACATCCAATCGTTGGGTGGGAAATAGATGTCCCACCAGGGATCATCCCCGCGCAGCACCATCCCATCCCAGGCGACGTGCAGCTCGCGCGGATTGAGCGGCACCCGCGTGTCGGCATGGACATACATCCAGTATGGCCGCAGCCGGAGCATGTCCGGGTCGCGCATCTGCTTCAGGCGCCCGGCCATGTAGCTGGTGCGGATATTGGTCTCGAAGATGGTGCGGATCCGCCAGTCCCGACCGCCGTTGTAATCCCAGCCGTATTTTTCGACGAGGCGATCGAACTCGCCCGCGAAGGCCTTGATGTCGAAGCTGCGCGCGCCCTCGATGACCGCGGCATGGAACTCCTCGAGCATGGCCAGATCGGTGACGCCGGCGACGACGAAGGCGCGGTCGTGATCGCCCTGCATGGCATCGGTCCACGCCCGCGTCGGCTTCAGCCGCTTCTGCGTCAGGAAATCGATCTGCTCTCGGAATTCCTGACGGGTGAAATCCGGCTCGGCGAAGGCCGAGGCGTCGTCGCCATCGGCGAAAGCGGCCTCGCGGCCCTCCAGGCCGGCCAGCTCGAGCACCTGGGCGATCAGGTTGCCGAGCGCGTCGGGCGTCCAGCGCGCGCCGAGTTCCAGGAGCGCCCGGCTGGCGGCGTCGAAATCCTCGGCCGAGCTGATCGCCTGCCGGATCGAATCCAGGCGGCGGGCGAAATGCCGCTCGGCCGCCGCGACCGCCTGGTCGGCGATCCGCTCGACCGTCCCGCCCGGTTCGGCAAAGCAGACGTGGTCAGGATGACCGCAGGACGTCAGGCTTTTTTTTTGAGCCGTGCGGCCGCGAAGGCCGGCGGCGCCTCGGCCGACACCATGGGGTCGGGCTCGGCCGAGGTGCCGAAACTCATCCGCGCCGCGACCAGGGCGTCGATGGTGGCGTCGGAGAGCTGTTCGGTGATCTCGAAGCTGACGATGTAATCGCGCGCGACGTCGTCTTCCTCGAAGCTGGCGGCCGCCTTGACGATGGCCTGGAGCGCCTTGTTGGTGGCTTCGGCCGCCCCCGCCTTGGTCTGGCGGGTCTCGGCCTCGGCCTTTTCGTTCTTCGGCCGGATGCGCCAGACCCACGGCACGGCGGCGCCGGGCATGTTGTATTCGACGATCCAGCGCAGCAGCGTCTCGCGCAGGGTGCCGGACAACAGATCCGCGTCGCTGTCGATCAGCAGGTCCAGCATCTCCTGATGGACTTCGCCCAGGGCACGGTTGCCGCCGGAATCGCCCGCCTGAGTGGTCAGGGTCTCGCCGGTGACGCAGATCGAGATCTGCCGGTCCCAATAGGCCAGCCACTGTTCGTAGGTGACGCTACCCGACCGGCTGGCCTCCAGGAACTTGACGTCCGTGCCGATCGGGACGGTGATGGCCGAGGAGGTCTTCACTCGGACCAGCGTCTGCAGGAGCTTGCTCTGCTCGTCGGTGAGCATGCCGTAGGGCGTGGTGCCGACGACGGTCGGGCCGGCGAATTTCTCGAGGAAATGCAGCCAGAAGGTCACGCCCTCGCGCTTGAACAGCACCGCCCAGAACAGCCGGGTGCCAAGGCCGAGGCCGTAGGGGTTGTTGCCTTTGACCCCGAACCGATGGGCGATGAACTTCCGGCTTGGCAACTCGATGCCGTCGGTCATAGCTGTCCAGGTCAGCAGCCGCGGCTGCCAGTCGTGATCGAAGACGAAGCGACGCTGGTCATGGGCACGGATCGCGGCAGGGACGATGCGGGCGCCGTCGCGCGCCCAGGCGATTTCGCTGATCGCGAAGCCCTTCAGCGTGGCGTCGAGCATGTCCTCGCAGATCCGGTCGAAAGGCAGGGCCGTCAGGATCTCGCGCACCAGCTCGGCCGCGTCCTTGTCGATCGGCCGGTCGCCGCCGGGCTGAACCTCCCAGGCGCGGGCGGTGAGACCCTTCTTGCGCTTCTGCAACATGGCGAAGGCATGGGTGTCGCGTTCGATCTCGTCATAGATCGCGAGGCCCTTGCCGCCGCCCTGCTGGATCAGCGTGTCGTCGGCATGCTGCAGCGCTCCCGAGTAGAACGGGATGGTGATATCGTTTTGCGCATTAGCGATCATGCCCCGCGCCTCGGCCGGCAGGTTCTTGCGGCTGTAGGGCGCGAGGAAGGCAGCGGGTTGGGCCTGGGCGCTGGAACGGTGCTTGTGCTTGCGGCGGCTCATCGTGCGGACCTGCTTTCCTGTTCGATCGACCAGCCTTGTTTCTGCAGGCCGGGCCATAGTGCGAGAGACGACTGGGCGCAGAACTGGACCCGCAGCCCGGTTCCGGAATGACGGGAACCGACTGCCGAGATGACGGCGCCCTCGATCGTCCTGCGCCACCGCCCACGGCGACCATCTGGAGCAACCCAGCGGTATCTTCTGGTGACGGGCTTCTTCATCGCCCACCTCCCAGCCGATATCCGCTAAGCCCGTCCCCGCCGGCGCTGGCCGAGGCGGTCTGGATCTGGCCGTGGGAACCACCGCCGCCGGCATAGATCAGCGTGTTCTGGTAAAGCATGTCGAGGCAGTCGGGCCCGTCGTCATGGGCCGCGTTGGGCCATTGCTGCAGTTGCTCGATCAGCGTGACGTGATCGGCGTTGAAGCGGATCAGCCCGGCTTTGACCGGGGGCTGCAGCCGCTCGATGCGCAGGTTCTTGTCGCCGGTCGGAATGACCGGCACGGCCGAGATGCCCACGCCCTGCTTCGCTGCCTCGACCATGAGGCTGGTGCGCAGGAACTCCTGGAACTGGACCGATTCCACGAACCAGAGCATGGCGCGGTATTCGCGCTGGATCTCGATGGTGTCGGAAATGATGATGTCCGGCAGCCGGCGCCGGATCGACGCCTCGACGACGTCCATCCTTCCTGACAGGCGATCCCAGCCGCCGATCAGGATCGCCGAGGGGTCGCTGCTCTTGACCTTCTTCCCGCGGCTGCCCTTGCCGAGCGATGGGTCGATGGCGCCGAAGAACACCCATTCCCGCACCCGCGCCGTCCAATAGGTCAGCTTCGCGAAGGGGTTGCCCTCGCTCATCGGCTGGTTCTGGTATTCGGTCGCAAAGGCCTCGTGCGAGCCCGCCCGTTCCAGCATCAGCCAGGCCAGCGGCTGGATCGAGGGCCAGTTGACCACGGCGCCCGCGTCCATGTCGGCGCGGTGGGCCTCGTAGAAGGCCATGGCCTCGTCTTTGCCCTCGTTCTGGTAGACCTCCTCGAACTGGTCCCAGAGGTCCATGCGGTCGGGCCAGCGCATGATGGCCTGGAACTTGGTGACACGCCACATGGGTTTTTTGGCGGCGCGGACCAGGACGGCGTCCCAATGCAGCACCGTGCCGACCCAGATCACATGCATCGAGCCGTCGGGCGGGCCGACCTTCAGCGCCGCCTTGTTGATCCAACTCTCGAGCTTGTCGCGCTGTTCGGGAGAGCGCACGGCCTCGTCGTTCTCGATGTCGTCGAAAAACAGGGTGTCAGGACGATAGGGACCATGGCGCCGACCGCGCAGCTTCTGCCCGGCGCCGACGCCCTCGATGCGGATATCCTGACGGGTGACGATCTCCGCCTCGCGCCAGACTCGGCCCTGGCCGCAGGCGTCTGGGAAATCGGATTGCAGCCGCGGGTTGGTGGTCAACTCGGCCTTGATGGCCTCGATCAACAGCGCGGCCTGGGCGTAGACGTCGCAGACCTCGATGGTGTAGCGGGTCTTGCGCAGGACGATGCGGTAGAGCGCCAGGCCCAGCGACAGGTGGGTGGATTTCGAGGAGCCGCGCGGGGCGATGAACATCTCGCGCAGGCCCTTCTCAGCGGTCATGATTTCCGGGACGCGCGCGAAAACCGCCTCATGGAACAGGCTGGCCTCGCCGCGAACATAGTGCGGCAGGTAGGTTTCCATGAAGAACCGGAATCCGGCCGCGCCATAGTCCTTGACGCGCCGGATGCGTTCGGCCTTCGCCGCCGGATCGGAGGAGAAGGCTTCGACGCTGAGTTCGATGGTGCGCGCGAAGTCCGCAGCCATCTCCGCAAGGTTCTTGCGGAAATCCTTCTGGCTGACTGCGGCCTTCAGCGTCGGCCGCCTGGTCATGATGCGTAGATCTCGGCCAGGCGCTCGCCGAAGGGCTCGATGATCTCGAGGATGGCCTGTGCGTGATGCGGGAATTCCTCGCGCACGAAGTCCAGCAGCTTGGCCATCACGTCCTGCGCCACACCCAACTCGGAAACCTTGGGCGCGAACCGCTTGGCGCTGGCGGCGAGTTTCGTCATCGCGTCCGAGATCGCGACCAGCATGGAAACCTTTTCTTGCGTCGAGTGCTCCCCGCTCTTGATCTCGTCCAGGATGGCTTGCGCCTGGATCATGAACTCTTCCACGACCGTGGAAATGACCACCTCACTTCCTTCGCCTGCCAGGACATGGGCAGTGCGCGCCTTGTCCCAATCGTCGCCGGCTTCCTTGGCGGCCTTTTTCCAGCGCCCGATGGTCGCCTCGCTGACCCCGACCGTGATGGCGATGGTGGACTGCTGCATCCGGCGGAAGACATAGTCCGAGCGGGCCTTGCGACGCTTGTCATCCGACATGGAAGCCTCCCCGGATCAGGAAGGCGACCACGCCGGCAATGATGCCGCCGATGACCAGTTTCAGCAGCCAGCCGATTCCGCCCTCGATCTTGGCGAGGGACTTCTGGATGTTCTCGGCTTCCACGGCGGCGACAGCCTGCCTGGTCTCCAAGGTCTGGATGCGGCTGTCATGCGCGTCCAGGCGCCTATGCACCTGGAGCAGCGGATCGTGCTGGGCAGTATCGGCCAAAACGGCCTCCGTATGTATATAGTGTCGGGGTCAGGCGGTCTTGCCGCTGCGGTGGTCCCGGACGCGGGCCTGGCCGGCGCGCCAGGACTGCCAGGCGACGAAAAGCCCGGCCGCAAGGATCACGCCCCCGGTGACCAGGCCGTGCTCGGCGAACAGGCTCTGGATCATGTTGGCCTGCCCGGTGACGTCGTCGACCACGGTGGCCAGACCACCGGCGCCGAGGACGCTGCCGACCAAGATGTTGCGGATCGACGCCTTCGCGATCTGGCTGCCCTGGCCGGCCAACCCGGTCAGGCTCATCATGGCGCGCGCCGGTGCCACCTCGCGCGGCCCAGCCTCTGCCAGCGCTTCGCGGGTCAGGGCGCCGACCTTGCCGTCGGGCTGCAGGTGGTTCTCGGCCTGAAACGCCAGCACCGCCGCCTGGGTGCGCGGACCGAAGATCCCGTCCTGCGCCCCGGCGAAATAGCCCAGGCGGGAGAGGATCAGCTGGAGATCCTTGACCAGTTGGCCGGTGGAGCCAAGCTTCAGGAGCATCGGGCTGGGTTTCAGCACCTCAACATCGGGGGCCACGGCCGATATGGACGGAATCGGTTGCATGCTGGGCGCGACGGCGCCCAGGTTCCCGGCCTTGTCGAGCGAGAGGACGGCCCGGTAATCGAAGACCGGGCATGCCTTGTTGGCGACCTCGCAATGGCCATGGAACGTGACCCGGTGGATGCCCCTGCCATAGGCGCGGTCGATCTGGCCACAGAGTTCGCGCAGGGTGGCAAACTGCGCCTCGGTGAACTTCTCGCGCTCGAGGCCATGCAGGCAGATGGCGATGGTGCCGATGTTGTTGCCTTCCTGTGCAGCCGGTATCTTCTCCAGGTCGCGGCCGAGTTCCAGTGTGCCGTCCTTGCGGACGAAGTAATGGTAGCCGATGCCGGCCCAGCCGCGCTGCCTGTGCCATGCGTCGATGACGGCGGCGCTGTCATGTTCGGGCCGGTCCGATGCCGAGCAATGGACAAAGACACGGGTCACCGGGCGGGCGGGTTTGCGGAATTGATAGGTCACGGGGGTTCCTCGATCGAGCAATGCTTGATCAGGGTTTGCCTCGCGCGAGGGTTGCGGATCGACCGGACCTATGTCCGGTCAATCGAACAGCCTGGACTGACGGGGATCTTCCCTGCGGTTCGCCATGCGCCGCACATGGCGCTGCGAGATCCCGAGGATGCGGGCGATCTCGGCCCGGTCCTTGCCCTCGGCCTCCAGCTTCAGGATATCGGCCCTGGCGGAGGTGGTGCGATTGTGGGGAACATACATCGATCCGCCCCCCATGTAAGCAAATAGCGCATACCCGTCCTCTTCACCAAGGGCCTTGATGACGGGATGGTCTGGCCGTGGGCGGGCCGGAAGCTTTAGCTCCAGCCCGCCAAAATTCTCAATCAAAGCAACTGCCACGCGCATACCAAGAGTCTCTGCGAGTTCCACGAGGGAAGTCGGCAGATCGTCGATGCGGGCGGGCAGATTGCTGGTCATGCGGCAGAAGACCCTTTCGCGCGGGCTTCCATCTCCCGCAGCGCCTTGATGATGGGCGTAGCCTGATCGTGGGTCAGCAGGTCGGGATCGACGCCGATCTTGTCGTCGCCATGGGCCACGAAGCGCTTGCAGAAGGCCCTCAGCGCCTCGCGCGAGCCGTTTTCGATCGCGCCATGGCGATGGCAGGATTTCCACAGCGCATGGATCAGGCGGATATAGGGCTTGTGCGCGACCGGCAGGGCCTTGCCGCCTGACCGAACCCGGAACCCGAGCCGCTTCAGCTCGTCGATGACGGCGATCTTCTGGCGCTCGGACATCTGGCGCAACGACGCCTTGCCGGTGACGCGCACCAGCATGGCGCGGTAATCGTCCTCGTGCAGCCCCAGCTGGCCCTTGGCGATGTTGATGATGGCGATGCTGTTCATGCGACCCTCCCTGGCGTCCAGGGCGACGGCCGGCCGGTCAGCACCCAATCGAGATCGATGCCGGCCTCGACGCAGGCGCGGATGATATGGGCATAGGGCACCGAATTCCGGCGGCGCCATTTCGACAGGTTCGGCCGAGCCACGCCCAGGCAGGCCGCGACCTCAGCATCGAGAGGCTCGGGCAGCTGGTCGCGGAAGCGCGTGAGCACGGCCGAGGCCGAGCAATCGCAGATGGCAGGGTCGGTCATGCCGCACCTGCCCTGCGCCGGACGGCGCGGATCCACGCCCTGACCGCCTCGGCCTCGCCGACCGTGCAGGAGGCAGCGAGGCCGAAAAGGCGGGCGTTGATGGTGCCGCTGGAGAAAGACAGCCGGCCACCGGCAATGACGAAGGTCTTGAGCGGATCAGCGCTGGCCTCCAGGTCGGCGGCAGTGCGCAGGGCGGATGGATGGAGCGCGGTCATTCGCTGCTCCTCCGCGACTGCCACGCTTTCTCAATGGCCTCCGGTCCGAAGGGGCGGGCAAACGCAACGGCAGCGGCAAGATCGAGGCGAACGTGCAGGCTCTCGATACACGGAAGCGCCGCACGGGCGGCTTTTACGAAACGGCGTGTCGCTTCCTCGAAATCGACCTTGCCACCATCGGTTTCGGCGATTTCCACGCATTGAACGGCGCACTCGTCGCAGATGAACACGTTTACGGGACCGGCAATCAGCTTTCTTGCCTCATGCTGGCTCTTGCCGCAGAACGAACAGTAAAGGGTCTGTTTCTCGGTCATTTGCTGCACCTCGCGCAGGTTTCGGGGTTGGAGATCGAAGGGGTGAACAGGCGCTGGCAGTGCCGGCAGGGCTGCTGGCCGGCCGAGGCCATGTATTTCTGCATCCGGCGGCGATGGCGGTCCCAGAGCCCCGAGAGCTGGAAGGTGGAAACCCCGTAGTCCAGCGCGATCTCGCGCAGGCTCTCGCCGTTCTGGATGCGGGAAAACGCCTGCTGGAGCTGATCATCGGTAAGCTCGTGGGACACAGCGGGCGCCGCTTGGGCCGGCGCCCTGGGCTGCGATACGACAGCAGGCAGGTTCCGGCTGCGGCTGCGTACGGATTTCCTGACAGGTTTCGGCTCGTCGGGAACCAGTTCTGACAGGTCGAGGGCAGCGACCTCGGCAGCGTCGGACCGGGCTTCCCTGAAATTCACCGGGCGGTCGTCGGGCAGCTCGGGCTGGTCGTCCTTCAGGTAGGTGCGGGCATCCTCGGCCGCGCTCCAGTTCGGATAAAGCCCAACCTGGACCGTGCGAAACAGCACGATCTCGACCTGACCGTCGGAGCGATCGCGCAGGTAATAGCTCATGGGACACCTCGGCTGCATCGTCAGGACCGGACCACCACGCCCGGCCGACCGCGCCCTGGACCTGCCAGGGCGGGTTTCGCATCAGGCAGGGTCAGGCCGCGTCGGCCTTTTTGCTGGGCTTGAAGGACAGCACGCGGCTTTCCGCGATCTGGATCTCGGCCCCGGTGGCCGGGTTGCGGCCGAGCCGCGGCGCGCGGACCTTGACCTTGAAGTTGCCGAAGCCGGCAATCTTCACCGTGTCGCCGGCCGCGGTGCGCTCCTGGATAACCTCGGTCAGCACGCTCAGCGCCTTGCCGGCGTCGGCCTTGGTCAGCCCCGCGCGGTCGGAAAAAGTCGCGATCAGATCAGCTTTCGTCATCGTTCCCATGTTTTTCTCCTTGGGGTTTCAGGCCTGCAGTGCGCAGACCGGGTCAGTCGCCCTGGGCGGCGTCATCGCGCCCAGGTGCGAATAGTGTTCGACGCGCGCGATCCAGAGGTCGCGGGACACGCGCCAGTCGCTGGTGACCGGCAGGTCCATGAGGATCGAGGCGGCGCGGTCGATGTCCTCTTCGTCCGCAGGTTCCATCAGCACCGGCTGGGTGCCGAGGAAGAGGCTGGCCTCGGCCTGCAAGGCGATGCGGTCGGCGCGGCGGATGGTCTGGCTGAGCGACCGGACAGCAACATTCCACGCCGCGCCGATCGCGCGGTCGATCCTGCCCTTGGCGACGGCCAGGCCCTCTTCGAGCCTGGGCAACCGGCCGAAACGGGCGATGTAATCCAGCGACGGCGTGGTGATGTCGCCGAGGATGCTTTCATGGGCGTCATGCAGCAGCGCCCAGGGGCCGAGTCCGGGCGGGCAGAGCCGTTCGACCAGGACCGAGTGCGAGGTGACGGGCCAAGGTTCGGGGGTCCGACCATTGAAGCGGTTCACCTTGGCCAGAGCGTCGGCGATCGACTCCACGGTCAACTCGCTTGGGCCAAGTTCCGTAAGATCGATGGTCCGACCGGGGATCCAGTAGGGAATGGTCATCCGATGTCCCTCCCAAGGCGCAGGCCCCAGAGAACCCAGAGCATGGCTTGGATCAGCATCAGGATGATGCAGACCATGGAGAGACCGTATCCGAGCTGCTGGCGGTCACTGGTGGAACCCGCGGCGAAACCCGCATACAGGAGGCTGGCGAACGCCAGCGCCATGAACACCAGCGGAGCAATGAAGAGAGCGAGCGTCTGCATTACGCGGCCGCCAGATCGATGGTGACCGGCTTCCAGGCGTCCCGGATCGAATCGCGCTTGTAGAAGCGGATGTATTCCCTGGTTCCAAGAATCTTCTGGGCTTCGCGGATCGCGCGCTGCCCTTCCTGCCAGCGAGGATCGTCGCTTTCGGTCTGCAGCAGCAGATACAGGTTGGCGCGATTGATCTGGCCCGCCTTGTCCACCGCGAACGCGTTGGTGATGATCATGCGGATCTCGGGCGCGCTGTCCGCCGATTTCTCCTGCAGGATTTCGTCGAAAATGGCCTTCGCCTGTTGCAGCCCGGACGTGAACGACAGCACGTCATTGATGCGGATATCGATCCGCATGAGGCCATCGAAGGAATAATAGGTCTTGTTGCCCTTCGCGCCGCCGCGGCGGGCACCGTATTCCTGCGCCAGCAACGCGTCGAAGCCGTCCAGCGCGGCATAGGCATGGCCCTTGAACCGGGCGATCTGCTCGGCGAGCGCCAGCGCCCAGCCGAATTCCCGGCGGACCATCTCGTCCTCCAGAAGATGCTGCGCCTTGATCATCTCGACCGGCGTCAAGCGGCCCTTGGCGTCAGCCATATGCTTGTGGCCGTTCACCAACACGATCCCATCGGGCACGGGCGCGGGGGTGAAGGCGGACTGTCGGGGTTCGATCATGTCAGGATTTCCTTTCTGAAGTTCAGCCCTGGTCCGCGCGCATCGCGAGCGTGGCATCGAGCAATTCGAGCGTGTTGCGGGTGTGCTCCGAGAGCACCCCGGTGGCGCTGGCGACGGGGTCGGGCATGTCAACCACCAGCGCGACCGTGAGGATGGATGCCGCCTCGAGGAGAGCGAGCCGGCCGATCGGATCTTCGATGGCGTCACCGGCAAGGTTGCGGGCACGACGCGAGACCGCCGCATTCAAATCGGCATCGGCCGGAGACAGCGCCTGATTGGCGGCCTGGATCATGTGGATCGTGGTCATGGCTCAGCTGTCCTGCGCGGCAAGGATCAGCTCGGCCGTCTCATCACGCAGATGTCCGAGGTGCGCCTCGAGGCCAGCGACCGGGTCAGGAACGCGCATGGCGAAATCGCAAAGGATCAGGCAGGCGGCGCGCAAAATTGCGATCTGACCGATCAGGTCATCCTCGACGCGGCGGTAATGCGTGAAGCCGATGTCGCGGATTTCCTGCATTTGATCGGCGGGCAGTCCGCCGAGGTCACGCGGGAAGGCGATGACATTCATTTCGGTTCTCCGGTTTGAGGGTTGAGGGGGCACCGGCGGCAGGCCCGCCAATGCCGGAGCTTCTCGGGGTTGGAGGTGGACATCGGCGCTGCCGCGAACTTGCGGCATGCGTCGGCGCCGATGCCGCGATGCAAGTGCGGGCAAAGCACCTGGTCGCGGTAAAGCTGCAGCACCCTGGTGGCGTGCTTGCTGGTGACCAGGTCCAGGCTCTGGGCCGGATAGGTGCCGCTGAGCAGCATCGAAAGGGATGACCTGGCCAGCCCCGTCTCTCGGGCAATCTGGCTGACGGACTTCCCCCGCGCACGCTCCGCTTTCAGGAGCGCGATCCATTCCGGCTCGGGCAGATCGAGGTTCAGCTTCGGGAGCACGGTACGTCCTCCCCGGTGTTGGGATCGTGGACGGCTGCGACCGCCGAACGAACGATCGGGGTCCGCGGGCCGGTGTTGCGCAGAAGGCACCAGACCTTGAAGCCGTTACTCGTGACGGCGCTGCCCTCCAGGCGGCGCGGCGCGGGAGCGACAAATCCCGCCTGTCGCAATGCGCGCAAGTAGCGGCCGATGCTGTCTTCCGGCGCCTTGTCGTCCGGCGTCCGCGCATCCGCGATCAGGTCGGAGAGCGTAAAGCGACGACGGGTTCGCATGGCCCGCCAAGCCCTGTCGCGGATGGTATTCCTGACAACCCGCAACTTGCCATGCGGCGCCCGCGGCCCAGAGGTGATGACCTCGCCCGCTGCGGCGGCGGCCTGCCCGGATTCCGTGAGCTGGTAGCAACCGCGCGCCATGCGCATCAGGTAGCCGCGCCGGAGCAGCTTCGCGGCGGCATCGGACAGCTGACGACGGGTCAGGTCGAGATCTTCCTCCAGCTGCTCGATGGTCCTGCACGATCCGTCTTGCAGGATCTGCAATAGCGCGGTCGGCGCCTTGCCGGGATGATGCCGATCAACCATGCGCCACCTCGGGCACGATGATCGGCTTGCCGTTCTCGCGGTTGTTCATGATGACCTGGCCGACCATGTCGGCATGGGTCACGCCCTCGGGGCCGTAATCGATCCGCATGCCGAAACGCTCGATGGCCTTGATCGCCTCGACCATTTCTCGCGAGAACCCTTTGGAAAGTCGCCAGACGAAGTCGATCAGGTCCGGCGCGACCGGAACCTCGCACAGGCCGCGCACCAGGGCTGTCGCGTCCTCGCGGGTGGCCGGCAGGAATTCGACCTTGTTCGGTGCGCGGGATTCGATCTGGGGGAACCTGCGCAGGTTATCGCGCAACTTGCCCATGCCGACGAGGATGGTCGGCAGGAACCGAAGGTCCGAAATCCCCCGGATTGCCTCCATGACCTCGGGCTTGCCGGAAATCAAATCGGCCTCGTCGACGACCAGGCTGAACGCCCGCCCCTCCAGCGTGGCATCGGTTGCGAGATCGTCCAGGCGCTCGATCACCAGCCGGAAGCGGTCACGGCGGCTGCGCGGGACATTGGTGATCGACAGCTCGGCCAGCAGTTCCTGGATGAACCAGCTGTAATCCCAGCCCCGCTGCGCGCGCAGATAGATGCTGCCGGTCTGGGCGGTCCAGCGCGACATGGTCGCCGTCTTTCCCAAACCGGGCTTGCCGTCGACGACGACCATGCAGGCCTCGACGGCGCCGCGGTCGTCGAGCCGGGTCAAGGCCGACGTGAAGCGCCTGTAATTGCTGGTTTCAACGAATTCGGCTTTCATGCTATGCTCTCCTCATTCCTGACGTTTCTGGATTAGGCGGCAGCGGCACGGAGGAGGGTTCGAAGCGCCTCCGTGTCGATGCCGTTTGCTCGCAGGTTCTCCCGGCCGATCGGGCGGGAGAGGCAGCGCTGCAGCACCGCAATCTGGTTCGGCAGCAGTTGGTCGGGATGCTCTAGCGCCCATGCCGCAAGAGCCTCGTCGGTGGCAAAGGTGCGACGACGCGGCGACGGGTTGCCCGCGGTCGGGGTGGGATCGATCAGTGCGACCGCAACCGGCTCGCACTCAGGCACGGGCGCCAGATCGATGAAATCCGCAGGTTCCAGCCGTTGCTGTTCGATCTGCAGCAGACCGTCGCGCTCGGCCTCGATCGAGGCGCGCTTGTCGTCGATGCGGCGCAGCCTGCCCTTGGCCCGGTTCTCGATTGCAGCCTGCTCATACGACCGCGGCACATAGCGTTCCGAGTTGCCGCCGAAGCGGGCGACGCAGATCAGCCGGCCCGGCTGTCCCGACTCTGGATCGAACTCCCGCACCCAGACCTTGTCGCCTTGGTGATAGTCGTAGCCGACCATGACCTTTTCTTCGTGGTAAGCCTCCAGCGCGTCGTGGAAATACTGGTTGCCGTTCCACTGGACCTGGGCGCGGCGCGCGGTGCGGATCTCGTACGGGCGAAACAGATCGTCAGCCTCGTCGGGATCCACCGGCACCGGCTCGAAGCCGTTGGCGACATGCGCCGCCCAGCATTCGTTCGGCGACATGTTCCGCATCTTGCCGGTCGCGGGATCACGGAATTCCGGCAGGCTGGAATGGGGTTTGTCGTTATACTCGGCAACCCGCTCCTCGCATCGCCGCACGAACTCCTCCCAGCTGGGAAGATGATGAGACTGGCCAAACTGGGCGATTTCGCGGCGGGTGATCTTGTGGATCTTCTGCCCGGCTTCCTTGTCCATGTCCTCGCCGATGTAGGTCGGGAAGCGTTTGGCCAGGACATCCCAGACCGTAGCGTTGGGGCGCTCGATGCGGCCTTTGCCCTGGGAGTTCCACGCGCGGGCATGCATCTTGGTAATGCCCAGCCGGCCCATCAGACCGCCGACATCGGCATCCATGGCTTCGTTGCGGAAACCGGGGCCGCGATCGACGTAGAAGATGGCCGGGATACCGTGAGCGCAGCAGGAGTTCCGCAGAGCCTCGGCGACAGACCGCTGGTTTTCCGACCGCGCCAGGGAAATGCCGACAATTCTGCGGGTGACGACGTCGATCACCGTGGTGATTTCCGGTCGGATGGGCCGCTTGGTGACCGGATCGGCGATCTCTGCATCGAAGGTCTTGCCGTCGGCGCTGTAGATCGTGGTCGGCCACATGTCCTCGGTCGTGCGCGTGACATAGGCCATGCGCGACCGCAGCGTCAGAAGACCTTCGCGGCCCACCATCTTCTCGATGGAGTTGAGGCGATTGCGCAGGATGTACTTGACCTGATCGAGCGTCAGCGGCGGCTGGTTCCGACGGTGCTGGTCGTGAGCCTTCAGGTATTCGCCATGCGCATCGGTCACGTCGGGCTTCGACGGAAGCGCATAGAACTTGAGGAATTCCTGGAACTCGGCAGGGATGGGCCGCTGCACCTTCGGCGGCACCGGCGCCAGCGCGATCACGCCGCGCTCGTCGCGAGCCTTGAACCAGTCGTAAAGCGCGGTCCGCTTGATGATGGGCCGGGCCTTGCGGTCATTGGCGACGGCAAGCCTTTCGGCCGTCACATGAAAGCCGTCCTGTGCCGTCAGCACCAGGGTACGGGCCAGATTGGCGCGGTCGCGGTCTGTCAGGATCTCGCCGGCATCGCGGCGCTGTTCGATTTCCTGACGGTGCTGATAAGCCTCTTGGGCGGCAAGGAACTGTGCGATGCCCCATGCACGTGGCTGGCCGTGCGCGGCGGCATAGCCTTCGATAGAGGTCAGCACCTCTGCCCGGGCTTCCATGACCGAGCGGCCGCGCGCCGAGAGCATCGAGCTTTTCAGCGCCGCAATGGCGCGCTGGTCCTTTTCCGCTTCCTGTTCGATACGCCGGACGCGCGCTGACCGGATGACACGGCCGGCGATGATCCTCTGCATGGTGTCGGGCAGGATCGAGAAATGGTATTCCATCGCAGGGCGGCCGCGGCCGGCGCGCGCCCTGGGACGGGCGACCCGCGCTGGCAGCGCATCCCAGCCTTCGCGGTCCACCAGCATGTTCACGCCGCGGGTCGTGTTCGGGAAATTCCGGACGCCCCTGATCTTGGCGAGGTCGGCCAGTTCCGCGGCGGTGAAAAATTCCTGCCGGACATTCGGCAGGGGGAGCGACAAATCGTTCATCGTCTTGCCTTCCTGCGCGCGGCAAGCACCTGCTTGCGCGCCTGCAATTCTTCGATGTGATCCTCCAGCAGGCGCTCCTCGATCAGCTCGGCGTATTCCGAGGCGATCACGGTCATGCCGAATTCCCCCGGCGCGAAGCCGAGCAGATCCTTGGCGCCGGTGGCGTGGACCAGGGCGATGAAGGCATCCAGGGGGATGCGATGATCCTCGGAGCCTTCCGAAGACCATTTGTTGAGCATGGCCTCCGAGATCGTCCGGCCGAGATATTCCGACATCGACCGGGCGACCTGGATGCGGGTCAGATCGGCATCGCGCGCATCGCGCAGGGCCTGCGCGATCAACCGGGCGATCTTGTTGTCCAGCCGCCCGCGACCAGTCACGTCCTCGCTGTAGCCGACCGCCACCTGGGGTGGTTGCCACTCGAACAGGTCTTTCGTGAGGGGATCGCGGTAGCGGCGGGACATCAGATCCGACCCAGGCGCTTGAGCGAAGCCATGACGCGGTCCTGGTGCGCCACGATCACGCTGTCGAAGGTCTCGTCATCCAGCGCAGCGATGGTCTTGCTGACGGCGGCGAATCGCCTTTCGACAGGGTCGCAGGCGATGGTGCCGCCCAGGTACTCCAGCGCCTGCGCGACATTGCCGACATCCAGCAACTCGGGGTTCTCGATGGCGTCGAGCACCTTGACCTGAACGTGCTTCGGCAGTTCTGACAGCGCCTTCAGCTCGGTCTGCTTGCGGGCCAGATCAGTGCCGCGCAGGCGCTGGCGCACCGGCGGGTAAAGACCGGACCAGATCTTGACGGCAAGACGGATGGTGCGGGCAGAAAGGCCGATCTTCTCGGCAACCGCCTCCGAAAACCCGAAGATTTCAGGGGCGTTTTCGCCAAACGGCAAACTTTGCCGTTTGGCGGCCATGGCCGCCTTGGTGGCCAGGTCACCGCCTTTCTTGGTCTCGGGATACATCCGCTCCCAGACCTGTTTCAGGTCGTAAAGGTGATGGCAGCGGTCCAGCGCGATCAGTTCGTGACGCGCAAGGTTCTCCATGACCTCGGTCAGCTTCGCGGAATCGTCGCTGGCGGCCTCTGTGACCCGCGCTTCGATGACCTCGTGGCCCAGCAGGCGGACCGCCTCCAGGCGGTGCAGACCAGCGACGAGACGATAGCCGTCGCCATGACGTCGCACGATGATGGGCTGCATCAGCCCCTGCTGCTGGATGGACCCCGCCAGCCCCTCGGCCCAATCCGGGTCGAGATCGCGTGCGCGGTCAGAGCCCACCTCGATCGAGGCGAGCGGAAGCTCAAGAATTTCCATGTATATGCCTGTATTCTCGCTGTTTTCGTTGCTCGGAACCATGTCCGGACTATTCAGCGCGTTCTTTCCGACTATTCTGGCACTGCCGGTTCGCGTTTGGGCGCGATCCGGCAGCTACAACCCCAACTGAAGAGCCAATCGAGGATGTCCATGATCTTAAAATTGCAGATGCACTCCATCGACTTCGTGCAGGACCAAGCCACCATCGCGTTGCACGGTGAAGGCGGAACCCATGTGGTCGTAAAGGTCAAACTCCCGACTCCTGAGAACCAGACCGAGGAACAACTGAAGGCAGCATCTCTTGCTGCTGCGAAGGAGATGCTTCAGGAGGCGCTGAACATCCTTTAAGGACGGCAAGAGCCTGCTCCAGTTGCGTTACTCGGGATTGGAGCAAGCTGACTGCAGCCATCAGGTTAATGACCTCCGGATCCATCACACCACCCCCATCAGCTCGTCGCCGCCGGTCGGCAGGCCGAGGCCGTAAGCGATCCAGAAGCCCGCGACCATGATGCCGAACACGGCGCACACGCCCAGGGCGTCCTTCACCTTGTCAGCGACAACCTTTTTCCTGGACGGGATCCGCATCACGCCACCTTCCGGCTGTCAGCGGTTGCATTGCCTTTTTGACTGGCAACCGGGGGAAATTTTGTCGTATCGAGAATCGAGGGCTTTCCTTGGGGATAGCGGTCCGGCCACAGATCTTCGGGTTTGCGGTCGATAAACGAGGCGATGGCCGCCTGCGCGCCGAAATGCGTGCGGGAGCCGACCTTCCGGCAGGTGGACGGGTCCATTCCGTTCCGCTTCGCCAGTTCGGTCAGGGTCATGCCCCGGCGGTGGAGCTCGGCCTTGATGCCGTGCCAATCCAGCGCGGGCTGCTTCTTCATTTGGTCCTCCTTCAACTGGCGGGTGGTAGAGCACCCGCTTTTTGTCGGCCTGATGTTCACAAGCGCGCCCCTTCATCGGGGGCCGCGCATATGAAAGGGATAGCATAATCGTGCTAGTCGGCAAGCAGAAAAATGCTACCGATGGCATTATTCTGCGCATTGGTATGACTGGGTTCGGAGAGCGGATTAAGATTGCGGCGGATCGCGTTGGGGGACTCGATAGCCTGGCGGACAAGATCCCTGAAATGTCGAGAAGATCGCTGTCAGACTACGTTAGCGAGAAAACCGACCCCCGCGCGTCTCTCGTGCGGACAATAGCGCTCGTGACAGGTGTAGATGCAGGTTGGCTGCTAGTCGGTGATGATGACGGGCAAGAGCAGGTCCACGGCTCAGGCGACCCCTTCGACCTAGATCAGCCGGGAATGATCTCCATCCCGCGATATGACGAAGTTCGACCGTCGGCGGGACCCGGCGCTGTTGCAGTCAGCGAGATTCCTACAACGCGTGTGGCTTTCGAGCGCCATTGGCTAATCGATATCGGCGTCCAACCCGACGCAGCTGTCATTTTGCCGGCTCAGGGCGATAGCATGTCGCCAACGATCCCTAACGGCGCACCGATGCTGGTGGACACGTCGAAGACCGAGGTGCGGAGCGGCTACATCTATGTGATCGCTGTAGAGGACGACCTGCTCGTCAAGCGCGTCAAGCGTCGCCTCGACGGCCTGTTCGACCTGATCTCGGACAATGCCGCTTATAAAACAGAAACGCTCGACCCTTCGCGCCTGACGCAATTGCGGGTCATCGGTCGAGTCTACGCAGCTGTTAACAAATTCTAG